TTCCCCAAGGCCCTTCCAAAAAATAAAAATAACGGGGGCTATTTCATTTCGCGATCACTCGTCCGCACTCGTCGATAAAATAACGCCTGCTATTTGGATTATGTTCCATGTTGTGACAATCCTGGCATAGATATTCAAGATTGTTCCGATCAAGAAGAACTTCCGGATCCTGGATGTTATCAGCTGAAACGTATATCTTATGATGTACGATTCTTCCAGGTCGAACAATTCCTTTCGACAAACAACGTTCGCACAACCCGCCGACGCTTGCGATATATTCACGCCGACATTTCTTCCACGCCGCGGAATGATAAAACTGTTTCTGTTCCTTCGGCGCTTCGCTTCTCATGCTTCCCATAGTTTCACCAACAAAAGAAAAAGGACAAGCGCTTTCCTGGCTTATCCCTTTTCCCACATACAATATATCACACTATTGCGTTTCATTTGTTTCAAATTTCGATTTGACGAATCTATGATAGATCAATCGCAAGTTGTCCGGCGAATTGCTGGATCCGATCTTATCCGCTACTTCTTCCCAAGACATACAGTACACACAACGAAGTTCCACGATCTGTCTAATGAATGGATCTTCAATTCCTACAATAAAGGATTCGACTTCCCGTATCGCTAACCGGATCTCCGCCGCCTTCCCTCGGATCAGTTCGGCATGATCCGCGATCTGTATCGCTTTCGATTCCGTCGGACTAGAAACCTTGTTCGTTCTGGAATACGGCATCCCGTCCGGCGCGACCGTATCTTGCGACATATCTGCTATCAATTCTTCATAGCGACGTTCCCACATTTTCAATTCACGTTTCAGGTAATAGACTTTCTCAAGATCCCGCCTTGTCATCATGTCCCCCTTTCAAAATCTCCGCGATATGCTCATAGCCGACGACCTTCGCCGTTTCCTTTTCAATGAACCCCGCGTGTGTGTTCGCCTGTACCGCTTCGCACGTAGCGACTACACCAAGAATCCGCATGATCTGGCTTCGCGTTATTTCTTGACAGTTAAATTTCGTACAGGACGTATCGTGCCAGATGCAGTTTGCGCAATCTCTTTTTCCAATTTCAAACATTCTTCTTCCCCTTCCATATCATCATATTTGTATTCTTGCCAGCGGTGCAGTTCGTAAGTCGTCATGTGATCCAGCGTTTCTAACAACAAATTCTTGATCTGCGCGACCAGCCCGTTGACCTCTTCTTTTCGACAATCGCGATTCACGTTGACGCGAATATAGTTGATAACCTTTTTGATTTCGTCTTTCTCGACGCACTCGACCGGAAGAAACCATTCCAGCCGACGTTCGATATACGGAAGCGCATTGTCGATTTTGTTTTGCTTTACTTCCAGGAATCTTCCGTCCGCAAGCGGAAACAAGTATCTTTTCATTTCTTCCACCTATCCCCGAAGACGTATACCACGGCGCAAACAGTAAGCAACGCCACAAAATACCACGTCCACGGATCATGTAACATTCTGTTTAGAACTTCGATATAGTGCTTCATATTCTACCAATCGACCGCTATGTCGATCTGGTCCTTGTTTGTTTCAGCGAAAGCCCCCGTATCAAGAACGATCCCTTCGCCTAGTGACGTTTCGATTATGGATCCGTACGGATGAACGTCCAGAGGTGCCGCTACTATCACATAAGGCCCGTAGCACTTCACCCCGTCGTCGCGAATCCATTTCTTGTGATGCGAACCGAAGTTCCGGTCAGCCCGTTCGTAGATCCGTTTCATATTCAGATTGTAGTAAGTTTCCTTCGTCCCCTTGTAATAGTTCACGCCGTCCCGCTTGTTCAGCTTCGCCTGGATCGGTGTTGTCAACATTAACGACACCAAGAACGCCGTCAATATTAAAAAGTTCCACTTTTTCATCATTTGTCGTCCCCTTCACAATTTGAATTCTTTTCATGTCATAGTCTGTGCAGATACATTCCCCGCCCCTTTCGCGGACGTATTGCAGAAATTCGACCATGTCTTCGTTGTTAGTTCCTATGAATACTGCGCCTTCGTTCATTGTTTACCCCCATTGTTCAGCCATAGCCCGCGCGATTCCGTCGAATGTTTCGCTTCTTACCAAGGAACGTTCGAACGCTGGAAGTTTCCATGCGTCGGCGTACCATTTTGGCTGACGTTTCGTTTTGCCTGTTTTACTGTCTATCCATTCAAAGGTTTCAAGTTCCGGCTTTTCTTCTACAAGCGGCTTCAGCGGATCAAGCCCCTTCAGCCAAAGGCAAGTCGTCTTTTCGTGATTGTCGCCAAATTGCCACGGATGAATTATCTGATCCGGCTTTCTGTATAACTTGCTCATTATTCCGACCGGATTTTCGATAGCAACTTTCGGAACGTGATCCAGCGCCGTAAAAGCCAAAAAGAAACCCATACCCATATACTGCTTTCCGTTTCTTCGTTTTTCTTCGAACCAAGCCGCGCCGCTTACTGCCAAATGCGTACAAGGCGGAAATGCCAAAACCATATCCCAATCCATTTTTGCAATTTCTAATGCGTCCGCCTGGATATGCCATTCGTCACGCCCCCCCCCTTGTGGGAAGAAGGTCGCAAGAATAGGCTTCATGCCCTTTCTTCCGAAATGCTTTACAAACCTTTTGTGATTCTTCACAAGCGACTAATATTCTCATTCCGTTTCCTTCCTTTCCGGCAACGCCGTTATCGTTAAGACGTTATCCGCCATATCTGAAAATCCAAGAACCGCCACGCCATAGCCAACGCTTGAAAGCGCAAACGCGCGATTTAATAATTCCCGCCATGTATCGAAATGGATGCGGTCGCCTACCTCGTAAGCGTCTTCTAGTTTTTTCTTTATCATTTTCATATATTTTCCCTTTTTCCCCTTTCTTCCGGTTCATAATGAACGCACGATTCATCACAATAACAGAAATTGCCCCTATAATAAGAACAAACAAAGTCCATATCATTAAAATCGTTAACGCTTTCATATTTAGACCAGATACATTTTGTTAAATCATTATTTAACTTTTGTTTATCCATTGTGTATAACCTTTCATTTGTAACCGCTTTTGTAACCGCTTTGTAACCGCTTTTGTAACCGCCTAAAATTCAGTATTTATGCGGGTTGTAACCGTGTAACCGCTTTGTTCCGGACTTCCTACGCGAGTAAGAAAAAAATTTCAGAATTCCGATTTTTTATGTGACTTTATATATATATACATGTTGAAAAATGCGAAGCGGTTACATTGGTTACATTCAATTAAATGGAAGGTCGCCCAGATCGTAGTCGTCAGCATCCAAAAACGCTTCAGAATCCGACGTTTTCAGACAGACGCACCTTTGCGGCGCATTGTCGCCTATTCGCTTTAGTTTGGTGAAGTGTCCGTCCGAAACCTTTATAATGTCGTGCGCGTTCGCCCAGGACAAGAACCCTTTGGGTGAAATATTTCCCTTGTCGCATAACTGATCGAAGACAGACTTGTAAATGAATGTATAGTCCCCTTCGACGGATCCCCACAATTCACCCGATACGATAGTTTGTTCCGTGTTGACCGTTGTTCCGCTTGCGCCTTTTGTCTTGATCCAGCGCGTGAAGTGGTTACAGTTCACGGCAAGTTCAGACTTCAACCACTCGTAAGCCCTGGCATATTCCGAAACGTCTTCCCGATCCTTCAGCTGAACGATCAGTTCTTCCGGATCCATATATATTCCGTCCTTGAACAGATAGTCCGTCGCGATCTTGTCCGCCGTAAGCAGAACCGAAAGCGGAAGAAGTTGTTTTTCTTCCTTTTTCCCGTCCGAAAGTGTTTCGATTTGCGAATAGAAGTCTTGCTGGATCCGCGCCACTTCCGCCCAGCCGATTTCTAAAACTGCGTCGATAAATTCCTTTCCGGCGAACCCGTAGTTGTTGTCGACGACCTTACAAACGGCGTTACCCTTGATCTGCTGGAACAGTTCTGTCGGTTCCATTTCAAAATCAAGAATTCTGTTCACGGCCCCGCCCTTCATGTGTTCCGTCGTCAACGGTCGTTCGATATTCGTTATTGTGATGTTCTGCCAGCGCGTCGGTTCCCTGGTCGTCAATTCCTTGTTTGAACGGTCTTTTCCCTTCCCGCCGCATTGTGTGTAAACAAAGTCCGATACTGCGTCGTAGCCGTAACGGTCGCGCATCTTCGATAGATCGTCGATCATTGTCGGAAGATTGTTCAAAATGTTGTTCCGGACTTCGCGGGCCGTGTCCGTTCCGCATGGATCCGTGATGTACTTATTTTCCGACGGATTCGCCCAGATAGACGCGGCGACCTTTAAGTTGACGGTCTTGCCTTTTCCTGTTTCCGCCCACAAGTTCACAATGAACGGAAGGATCTTCAACGGCTCTAACAGAACGGATCCGAAAGCCGCCGCCATGTATACGGCGATTTCTTTTTTCCGCCATGTCCGCAATTCCAGGATCAACTTGTACCACTTGTCCCGATTCCCCGTCGGCTTGACCGCGTTGAACAGATCGTGAAACCCCGCCGCCGAATCGAATTCAATATTGACCCCGTACGGCATGAATTCCGAATAATCGCGGATCCAGCCGAACTTCGACGTGGAAGTCCTTGTTTCGATCATGTCAAGATTCAGATTTTCAAGATCCGCCAAGAACCGGACAAGATTCTTCGCCGTTTCGCTTGTGACGGACACGCCATAATCGGCAAGTCCGACTATTTTGGACGAAGACGCGATAACCGCCTTATCGACCGTGATTTCCTTCCAGATCGGACCCTTCTTAAACGCAAGTTTGACCTTTTCTTTGCCCGTTTCTGCGTTGACATAGCGATCCGCTATCAAGATCGGGTGATAACAAGCCAGCACTTCACCGAATAGGTTATACGTCCGTACGCCCTGTTCGTCTGCGATCCAGCACCCGCAACGCATTTCAGACAAGCCAGCCGGATAATCAAACGCCGTGATACTGTTCGTCGGTGCCTTTGGCTTTGTCGGAAGATCCTTTTTGTGAAGTTCGCGTTCGATCTTCTTGTAAGCCGATAGTTTGCGCTTGACTTCTTCTTTGACGTTTAATTCCTTCGCCCTGGATAGAAGTTCGTTCACGAAGTCCGCCCGCCGAACCGGATCTTGTTCGTCTATTATTTCTTCATAGACGGAATCTTCCAAAATCCCGTCTTTAGTCATGTTTTTATAATCCATAAGTGTCGTTCCATTCCTTCAGCTGAAGACTTTGGCATAAGTCCGACATATAGTCGCACCAACGGTCAGACATAGGCTGAACCGTCTTCAATAGCGCCCGATACGCCGTTATATCGTTCTGAAGGTCGATACGTTCCTTGCGGATCCGTTCCGCTTTCCTTTTGGCTGATTCCGCTTGCATCTGGCGACGTTTAATCCCGATAGATGCTTTCCGACGTTCCTGTTCGGATTCATAGGCATAGACCCCTCCTAGCGCCTTATACGCGCCTTTGAAGTCCAAGCCTTCATATTCCATAACGAACCCGAAAATATCGCCGTGTGAGCCACATGCGAAGCAATGGTAGCCGTCTTTGTATATCTTCATGGATGCGTGTTTGTCCGCCCCGTGGAATGGACACGAAAGCATCCCGTGGCGATCCGCCTTCATTCCGTATCTGTTCAGAACGTCCGTCATGGACGTTGTTCGCTTAATGTCTTCAGAATTCATTTATAGTCCTTCAATATCTCGATAATCCGTTTCCCCGTTTCCGCTTTCGTGCAGAATTGCCATTCTACGCCGTAGCGATCCGAAAGCGTGTTCATGCTCTTATACAGGTGTTCACCGCTTATGCAACGCGGGCTTTCCTTCAGCCGTGGATTGTCCCAGAACAGAACGTCGATTAGATCCTTGACGGTTCGGCCGTGTTCGACCAAGAAGATGATCTTGATCCCCGCATCATGCGCCCTTTGAATTTCTGCGTGAAACCGTTTTTCAACGATATTCCCCGCCAATTCATTCAAGTTCTGTTTCCTGTCGATAACGGTCGTCATGTTGTCGATCCTGGCATAGTCGCCGACCCACAATTTCGACGTTATGGTTTCGATATTCTGTTTCGCGAATTCAGCCTTGATCTGCTGGATCGCCCGCGCCTTTTCGCGTGTGTCTATCTGAATAATCATTTCTTCACAAACGGATTCTCTTCTTCCAGATCCTTCGCGTCGTCTGTTTCGATTTCGAAGATGATGTAATTCGTGAACGTCTGCTTCTTTTCCTTGTCGTAGTGATTTTCCACGCCACAACGAACGATCTTGAACGTGTCGCCTTCGTTCAGATATTCACCTTCGGAACGGGCCTTTCCGATCAGACGGACAAATCCGCCGAAGTCCTGTTCGTACTTCCCTTCCCCGATCTTTTTGGAAGTGCTGACGCGAAGATCAATGTATTTTTCTTCGCTTCGCTTCACTTCCCATATTTTTGCAAAACTGCCAGCACTAAACATGATTTACTTCCCCTTTCCTTCGTTAATCTGAATTGCCGTTTCCAACTTCTTAACCGCTTCGTCGTACTTCGCCGCCGGAAGTTCAGACAGAACGGCCAAGCCGTATATTGAATTGAACTTTGACGGTTCAACGTCCGCACGCTTCAACAGGCGTTCAAGAACTTCAAGTTGTGCGTCCGTAACGTATTCGTCCAGAACGTCCGGTTCCGTCTTCTTCGCCTTCGTGATCTTCGTCACTTTGGCTTCCGTTTCTGCGTGATATTCGTTCGTATCGGGATCCTTTGCGTCGTCGATAAGAAGAAGTGCGTTCAATGCGTACTTCCTGGCATAACTAGAAGCCGTTCCCGTGATCTGCGCCGGATCCATGCCCTTCTTTTCGTCCGGTTCCCTTGCGTAAGCATCCGCCGATACCATATTGCACGTTCCGTCTTTTGATTCCAGATCGTAGAAGAAGGCTTGCGCGTAGACGTAGTAGCGTTCGCCGATCTGAACGATCGCGTCCTTGATTAAGATGATCGCCTTGACTTCCGCCAAAAGCGGCTTAACCGCTTCCAGGATGTCTTCGCACGATCTGTAAGAATAGCCGCCGAACTTGTTCTGTCGATTCTTCGGCGCGTTCAGTTTTGTCTGAACTTTTAACAATTTCTCGTATACATTCATTCCGTTTCCCTTCCTTTCCTATTTGATAGCCAAGTGTCGCCCGCGTTCTTCCAGATGCGCCCAATCGCACGCATGATCCTTCAGATATTCGCGGATTTTGTCGTTGTCCGGTTCGACAATAACCTTTGTCATGCTTTCCGGAACGTCGCCCGTAATCTTCAGCGGTGCCAGCCCGCCGTTGTTCTGAACCTTTAAAGTGAAGTTGCCCGCTTTCAAGCCGTTCTTGTCGTCGTGGCCTGTTGCGATCAGCGCGTTCTTCAACGCTTCCTTCATGCGCTTGATATTGTTTTTGCGGATTTCCGCCTTCCTCTTGAAAAAGTCCGCTTCCGCATCCAGCGCCTTCGCTTCCGCGTCTAACTGCCGCATAACTTGAACGTAGCCTTCCGCCTTCACTTCAAGTTCGCCCGTGATTCCTTCCAAAGTGTCAAGAATCGTCTGTTCGTCTACTTCCGGATCGGTCATAAGCGAATAGACTTCTTGAAAATCGCCTACAATGTCGTATAGTGTGTTCATTCCGTTTCCTTTCATTTCATGGTCTGTTTGAAAACTTTGGCTTTCCTTTGCCGCCTTGCGACGTTTTCTTGTGCAAGTTCCTTTTCAGATCGCCAACGTGCGCCAAAACCTAAATTGTACTTGTGTTTGTTCTTGTGGATCTGTTCGCGTTCCCTTGCGTGGATCTGTTCGAATTCCAGATACGCTTCGCATTTTGCGTGACATTCCGCCGAATGTTTTTCGCAATCACGACACGGCGCGATTGTTCTGCCTAGTCCGACGTATTCGACCCCGTGGTACTTCATTTGTGGAACCTTTCCGGCTTAACTTCCCAGCCTACGACCTTTCCGTCTTCCAGAATCAAGCCGACGTTGTTTCTGATCGTCCACAACTGCCACTTGTTCACGTTCCATTGAACGTTCGCCATTTCCAGATCCAATTTCTGAACCCCTTTTAGTTGATTGTTTTTCATGTATTTTCCCCTCTCTTTACATTAAATTTCCGACGCTTCGTCGATTTTTGCCGCTTTTAGTTCCTGGCGCGTGATGTATTCGCCGATCGCATTGTGTAGAACCGCGATATTAAGCCCGCGCGCCGTTGCCATTTGCTCGTTTTCGTCCATTTTTGTCGCCTGGTCTGTCAGTTCTTGCAAGTGCCGGATCTCAAAGTCCCGCATCTTTTCAGCTGAATGAACAGACAGATCTTCGTCGTCAAATTTGTTCGAAATTGGATCCGACGGTATTGTCTGAATAAGTTCCAGCCGTCGATTGTATTCCGGATCCCCGTATCGCATCATTAACCCCCTTTCTGCCGTGGCTTCCATATAATCACGGCGATTAGTAGAATCGCGCTGATAATAACCACTTCACGCATCTTGCCACCCCTTACCATGTGAACATCCAATACACGCATCCAGCCATAACGATTGTCGCTAGTGCCATGAAGACTAGGCCCAACCACGACCAGACCGTTACTTCTTCGTACCATTCTTCCATGCCTTAATCCTTTCTTCGTTGATCTTGAACGTCCGCCGCGAAGATCCAGGCATTTTCAGACAAACGCCGAAGTCGACTTGTCCTTGCGCTATCGCTTCGCGAAGAAATAATTCCGTCCAATCCAAGTATTTTGCCGCTTCCTTTACTGTCATACTTCCGCTTCCCCTTCAGAAATGAACGTCATCAGATCCACGCCCAGCGCCTTACAGATCTTGTAATATGCCAGAACGTCGATCGACTTCCTGTCGCCTGTGCAAATATCTGAAATCGCATAAGCGGGAATCCCCGTCTTTTCGACCAGATACGCCTGTTTGATTCCGTTTTCCTTCAGATATTGACCGATCCTTAATCCGATCATCCTTTGCCCCCTTTCTACTACTAAATTTTAGTAGTTGATTCGTAAAAAAATATAGTGATTCAAAAGCCGTTTTCTTTGATCCATTTGTTCAGTTCGGATCTTTCGACCTGGTAGAATCCGTTGTTTGATAATTTGTTGTATATTTCGATAGCCTTCGGAAGTCCGAAGCCTTCCTTTACTAGTCTTTTAACGACTTGTGTCTTTGTCATTTCTTCCCCGTCCCCCTTAATCTTCAATGCAGTTATAGTACATTTCTTCGCACTGTTCGTACGTTCCTTCGTAGATCCATTCCCCGTCTACGAAAAGATTCCATGTTTTACGTGATTCGCTATAAAAGATTCCCGTTTCCATTCCTTTTCCCTTCTGCCCGTCTTGCCGATAGCCCAGCCGAATGATTTAATATCCCCACTTTACAAGTCGCTTGTCGATCCGTTCCATTATGAAGTCTGTTCCGGCAAATCTTAAGTGCTTCGCCGTTCCCGCGTCGCTGATCGCCATAACTTCGTCGTAAATAATTCCCTTCAATTCGTCGTGTCCCTGTCCTAGAAAATCTTTTGCTTCCTTGTATTCTTCCGTTCCTTCCGGATAATCCGATAAAGTGTTTTCATATCCGCCGATATATTCGCTCATAACTTCGCAGATATAATCGAACGCTTCCCGTTGATGTAAGTTCATTTCGCTTCTTTTCATTCCGTTTCCTTTCTGCCCGTTTCGCCGTTGGCCCAGCGTCTTCTTTACTTGTAACCTTTCGCTTTCATCATGGTTTCGATCTCGATAAGTCTTTCGTATGCTTTTCTTTCGCGGATCTGTGAGATTTCGTTGTCCGGAAGTCTGTCGAGTGCGTCCTTTTCTTTCCCCCAGATCATCAACTGTTGCGACCATGCTAAATTGTAGATTCTTTCTTCCGTCATTTTCCGTTCCTTCCTTTCCTTTACTACTAAATTTTCGTACCCCCTGGAATCATAATACTACTAATTTTTAGTATATGCAATACTTTTTTGAAAAAAATCTACATTTTTTTAGTAGTTTGTCCGATAAACGTGATATAATCCCAATTAAGAACCGAAACAAAGGAAGGGAAAAGCCATGAAAACAGACGAAGAAATCAGAAACGGGATCCGCGAAGCGCTTGTTTATTGCAGACATGAAAAAGGACTAACGCAAGAAGAAGTCGCCGACCTGGTAGAAAAGAAACCGACGACGATAGCGTCCTGGGAACAGGGATTATCGTTGCCAAACGTGCAGACGCTTTACCGTCTGGCTGAATATTATAAGAAGTCTTTGGCGTTCATGTACGGAGAAGAAGAAGAGGAAGGCGAACTATGAGAAATCCCCCTAATTACGGATCCATAACAAAATTAAAAGGAAACCGTCGCCGCCCGTTCATGGTACGGATCACGACCGGACGCGTCGTAAACTTTGACACGAAAAAGGCGTATAACAAACAGATCGTTCTGGGATATTACGCAACGCGCAAGGATGCCGCGCAAGCCCTGGCGGAATATAACGCGAACAACGTTAATCCCGATTTCTTTTCAATAACGATCCGTCATATATGGAATCGCATAAAAGACAAGATCGACGTTTCTTCTTCCAGAATGTCCGTCTATGAATCCAAATTTCGGACATATATCGAACCGATCGCGGATAAACGGATCGCGGACGTTCGGGCAGGAACGCTTCAAGATCTGTTCGATTCGATCGACAAGGGAAGCGGCGTGAAGTCTATTGTTAGAACAGTTCTGAACCACATATACACATATGCGGCGCAAAACGACATAATACAACAAAACTACGTCGATTATATCCATATCCAACAAGACGACACGAAGATCCGGCGCGAAATATATTCAGCTGAAGAAGTCGCCGAAATATGGACGCATGAAGGAACGCGCGACTTTGACTTTATGCTTGTTCTTCTATATGAAGGGATGCGAATAAAGGAACTTCGGGACATGAAAAAAGATTCCGTCGATCTGGACGAATGGACGTTCCGGATCCAGGAAGGAAAAAACCAAATGTCGGTACGTACGATCCCGATTCACGACAAGATCAAGCCGATCATCCTACGTGCTATGGAATCCAGCGGATCCAAATTGTTCAACGTATCGGAAGCGCGATTCAAGTATTTTATCAAAACGACGTTTCCGAATCATAAACCGTACGACACGCGCCATACTTTCGCAACAAAAGCGAACAAAGTCGGGATTCCGAAGTTGACGATCCAGCGGATCATGGGACACAAGCCCGATTCGATTTTGGAACAGGCATACATACACTTGACGATCGAAGAATTGCGATCGAATCTGAACAGAATTGAATATTGATTTGTTACTTTCATGTTACTTCCGCGGAAAAATTGCCCCGATTTTGGAAGAATTATGGAAACAAAAAAGATCCCGCCTTTATGCCGAATATTCGACGTTTTGGCGGGATTTCGCGCTTAACAACTATGTAAACAAATATTTACTTAACGAATAAAATAAATGCCTATTTTCGCGCGTTTGCGCCCCGTTTTGTTACTTTCGTGTAACTTTCCGCCACGAAGCGACGCCCACTTCTACGAAGGAACGCCGCCCCTGTTGGAATGAAACGGAATGCGGAAAATAAGAAGAAACCAAATTTATAAACCGATAGCCGCCCAGGTGTTCCGACCGATTATTCCGTCCGGATCCAGATCGCGGCTTCGCTGGAAGTCCATAACTGCGTTTGCGGTGTTCTTGCCAAAAATCCCGTCTTCAGCGCCGCAGAAATAGCCGTTTTGGTTTAAGAATTTCTGCCAAGCCAAGACGTATTCGCCCCTGGATCCGATCTTCAGAACCGGAAGTTGTTTCACGTTCGCGGATCCGGAAGACGTTCCAAGAACTTCAGCGTCCCACAAATACAACTTGTACTTGTTTATACAGGACAAAAGCGTCGATTCGTACGACGGGCTTGTTGCGTAGCCGTCTTGTTTGACGTACTTGCACGCCAATTTGTAATCGGTAAGCCCGCGCAAATTCTCGTATCGTTTCAGCCGATTAAACAACGCGGAATGATCCGCGATACTTTCCGCCCAAGAAGGATAACGTCTAAAATCTGCCAAAACACGGATCGCGGCCCCGTTCACGTATTCGGTCGTCCACATTTTGACGGATTTCCCGTTGTATGAACCCTTAACGCCGAAAAGGTTATTGTTGGGAGATTGTGCCAAGCCCGAATTTCCGCGCGCGGATTCTATGAACGCCTGGCTTGCCGTAAGGCTTGCCAGGATCCCCGAAGACTTCATGTCCGCCAAAACGTACGGCTTCAGCGTTTCAAGAAACGTCGTATCTGTATATTTCATACCTTCCCCCTATACGGCTGAACGCTTCATGTCGGACAGATCGCCTTCAAGATCCTTTTGCTTTTCTTCCAGGACGCGGATCGAGCCTTCCGCGATCAGAAGTCTTTCCATAAAATTATTATGCTTTTCGACCTTTTTTTCGAGAATGTCTATCCGATATATCGTCTTCGAATGATTCAGCCAATTCGAAAGCGCCGTTCCGATCAGCGTTATTCCGCCCGTTATAAGCGCAACAATAATTGATTCGGTCATTTGTCCGTCCCCTTATTGTAAATTGCCGTTGAAATGCCAAGAATAGCGCCCAGGAAACAATCGATAGCCGTTATGCTTCCAACGATTTCTTCCGCAAAGGGAAGATTCCAGATTCTAGCCAAAGCGAAGTATAGTGTCCCGATAGCCGGAAGCCACACTTGCGCGATTTTCTTCAAAATATCGTATGTCTGATTAGACATTATTCCTTCCCCCTTCGTTCGACAAATTCGGCCCAATTAACACAAAACAACACCCCCTCAAGGATGCAAAGGATAATTAGAATGTGCATTTATGCCCCCCCATGAAATCAATATCAAGTTTTTTGGCTAGATAGTCTAAATCGTTATCGGTATAAAGTTCTCCGTCAAACGAATAGCCGATGTTAAAAAGACGAGAAAACATACCGTCCTCAAAACAAGATTTAATCATTATTTCTAGCAGTTTCTTTTCTTTTTCCGTCAATTCAACTGTCATTTATGCCCCCAATACTTCAACTATGATTTTTGCAACGCATACAAGCGAAGTTAAAAGGATGTATGCGATTATTGCGTGTTTCAATATTTTCATTATTGATAGGTCGACAAATGCGAAAACGAACCAAAACCGGCGCTTGATCCAACGGCTTCGAAATAGTAGTATCTGTACGAACCCGTTAATTGAATCTCTTTTCGTCCGTCCGTATACTTTGCCGTTGTAGTTGCGATTAAAGTCTTGTTTTGGTTATTTATATCAGCGCCATATATATTTATGGTGTTGTTGACATTAGAATTGTTATAATTCCCCGTCCTTACGATAACCTTTTTTAAGGAAACCACCTCACCATAATCTGCGTAAATATATCCGCCATAACTCGGATTAGAACCTGCGCTAATCCACCACGTTGTATCATCGTTATCAAGCGCAAGATTGCAAGTATTTGTTTGATAGTGTCCGTTATCTGTTACAAACGGCAAAGCATTTCCACCGCCACCGCTAGCGCCGCTTAAACCTGCCCTAACTTTTGCCATAAAATATCCTTCCTTCCAACCAAAACGACGCGATCATTTCTGACCGCGCCGCGTGGATTTTACTTTACGCACGTCAACAAATTTCTCATTAACGCGCAATTTACTTGACGAGCGTCAATTATTCTTCGTTCGGTTCCGGCTCTTCGTAAGTAGAATCGAAGTCGGACATGATCTTGTTCCCGTAAGAATCGTACAGGATAACCATAGCGAAGTCGTTTGTCGCCTTGATGATGCTTCCCATTGTGGAATGATACGCCTGTTTGGCCGCGGAAATGTTATCATACATTCCTACAAGGCTATATTCCCAATTCCCGCTTGATTTGTACCGAAAAGCCCGCGCTACAAAGTATTTTGTTTCCATAATCGAATCCCCTTTCGTTATTTAATGATCCTTAAGTAGCAAACGTCGCCTTGTGCGCCGCCGCTTGTGGTGTAAACCAGCGTCGCGTTACTTGTACCGTTTCCGGTAACAGATAAAGCCGTTACGCCGATCAGTTTGTTATTACAGTACAGGTCGTAACCGTTATTGTCGGAATCATCAACGCCTGTAAAAGTAACCGTGTTATCGCTCTGGATCTGCGCCGAAGTGCCGAACCATGAATCCGTAACGATATTCGCCGTCGCGCTGGAACTTGTATTCGCGGAAAATGTCGCTTTAGCCGTTCCGTTCTGCTGGATCGTAAGTGTTCCGTCGTAGACCGTCGGCAAAGCGTCGTTCACGGCTTTTCCCGTGACGGGCTTCGTCGTGTTCGATCCGGAAACCGTTCCATAGTCCAGCGTGATCGTTCCGTTCGCCAGATCGGTCGAATCGATACCGTTTCCGGCAGTATAGGACGATCCGCCACCGCCTGTCATTGTGAAGTCGTACGACCACGTAGCCGTCGAAGCATTTCCGCCCGTAACGCAATAATAGACCGCGCCTTCAACCGGATTCAGATAAAAGTCGTTCGGATTCGCCATAGCGATTCCCGATCCCGAATAGACCGTCGGATTCGCCGCTTTTCCGCTGATTCCCGTTCCGCGATACCACTTATTCCCGTCAACGCCTGGCGCGCCCTTCAGTACGCCCTGTGATGCCCAAGAATCCGTACCAACGCACTTCCACAAAACGTAACTGTTCGTATTCAGATAAAGCGAATTCGTGAAGAACCCCGTCGAAGAAGACGACGCGGAATCGACCGCCGTTCCCAATGTCAGAACCACTTCCGAAACGTCGTTGATGATTGAAATCGCGTCGTGAATGGATCCGCGCACCTGTTCGCCGTATACTGCGTCCAGAATATCCTGTAAATATTGCGATATATCAGCCATGTTTTAACCCCTTTCGTTTTATATGTGCGTCGACAAATAATACATGATGTCGTATGTATCTAATTCGACGTAGCCTTGCCCTTGTCGATTGCACGCGATATGTCGCGAACCTAGCGTCAAATAGTTGTTGACGTTATCGTTTGAAATAACCTTCAAATAGTTATTCGACGTATCATAGACTACAACGGATCCGCCAGCGATTTCTGCTTTACAAGACGAATCGTTCCCATAAATGGACGTTATGTATGAACCGTTGATTGTGCCGCCCTTGATCGTCTGTCCGTTGATTTCTCCGCCGTTCAGACGGTCGCAAGACATAGTTCCGGACGTGATGAAGTCCGCCACGATCCCGCCGTCTATGGTTTCCGCAACTTGAACCGTCCAATCTTCATTCGGATTATCGCGTGTAAGGATCGCTTTCCCGTTTATGTTCCAGCGGGAGATTGCCGTTGCCTGGTTCAGATCGGGATTGTTCGAAAAGCCTTGTTCAATAATCTGCCCGTCTTCGTTGAAAACGAAATAGATATTGCCGCCGTTTGTTCCGTTCAGCATCTCGATCGCGTTTTTCTTCGCCGCTTCAAGAATCGACGATTTTGTCGGAATCTTCTTGATCGCTTCGGATGCTTCTTGCGTCTGGGACGTTAACGTTCGCCCTGTTACGACACGACCGGAAAGTGTAATCGTGTTTTTGTCTATGTTTTGCAGATCCCGCTTAATTTTGGTTAGATATAACCATTGATCCACCGCGAACGGTGCCGCGACAATATGGATCGAATCGCCAAGGTTAAGCGCCGAAACGTTTTCAATTCCCGACAGATCAACCGCGTCAACTTCCATGGTCAGTTCTGGCTGACTATATCTTGTCAAGTAGGCCGAAGCCAAGGCGTTCAGCTGAACGAGATCTTCGACATTTTCAAATACAACCGCCTTCGCGTGTCGTCCATAGGCCGCGATAGAATCGTCGTTCTGTATCGTCGTTCCCGCCAAGCGTGCGGAATATCCTTCGTATACTTCCGTATCAAGATTCGCCCCGTAAGGCGTTAAGACGTTCGTCAAGTTCTCCATGTCGGATTCCTTGACGTAGTCTAACAAGTTGTAACCGTATTCGATCGTTTGCGAAGCCTGTTGTCCGTATGTCGCAAGCGGGACAATATCGATATATCGCGTAACGGTCGCCCCGCTGGTAACACGGCGAACCCTCAAATAGCCATTGTCGCCCGCGATACATTCCCGCAAGTCGTCCAGGATCGACATGTCATATTCCGTGATCCAATTACATAAATCCGAATTCTGAACGTTCGAAATGTACCCGATCGCGAATTGTCGTTCCGGTGTTCTGTTCAGATTGTAGGCAGTTAACGCCGCCTGGAACCTTTGCGCGTAAGATTCGTCCAGAATCGCCGCGGGTGCCAAGAATTCATCCGCCAAGAACGCCAAGTCTTCCAAACAGTAGACTTCCGCCACTTTTGCGAAGTCATAGGATAATTCCTTTATTTCGCCGCGCCAATATTCTTTTCCGTCCTTTAGGATCGTAACAAGCGCACCTTGCGACAAATTCCCATAAAGCGGATTAGAAGGCGGGACTTTGAATGAAAATTCGCCAGCCGCGCCGACTTCTTCGTCAAGTTTTGCGTCGTATATCGCGAAGTCCGCGTTTGCCGGATAATATAAAATTGATGCGCCAAGGTTAACTTGATACATTACAAACTACCACCCCTATAAACGACTTGAACCGTCGCTGATCCGGTGAAGTCCAGCGTGACATCCTGTTCACCGCCGACAAGGATCGCGGGAATCGTATTCGTTCCCGTTGTCAGTTCATAAGACTTCGCTTCGCTGACTACCGTAAACGGTGCCGAAATAAGGCTTGACACGACAAATTGCGGACAAGTCGGCATGTGACCGTGAGGGATTGTAATTGAACCGGATCCCGATATAACTTTTGCGTCTTGCTGGATGATAACGCCCGTTTCAAAGTTGAACGGATCCCATAACCACGGATCCGCGGACGAAAGCACGTCGTACTTGTACGGATCCGCCACGGGAACGTCAAGTTTGAGTGTTCCCAGGTCGCGGAATCTGTCAAAGCCATTCACATAAACACGACCCCGCCAAAAATATGACGTGTCATTGTCGATCGTCAGCCGACATATCCGACCGTTTACGTCGTTCCGCATCCCCGAAATGATGCCGTCCCAATTCAAGCGCGGATTCACGCCGCCAAGTTCAAATGATAGCGCCCTTTTGATATAGATTCTGCGCCCCGCCACAACTTCGGACGCGTCGATAAGTCCGTTCCGCCCAGGAACTTGAATATACGTCGTTTCCATTTCCGGATCGCCGATATAATTGTTATTGCCAAGCGCCAAGTTCCAATCGTTCAGAGTGTGGAACGTCTTCCCGCTATCTTCGACATAAATTGAGATTCCATACGTTAAAGCGTTCATCTTTTGCCGCCCCTTATTGCGATTGTTCCTAGTGCCGCGTTCATATCCGGCGCGATACTTCCTACAAGTGCGCCGCTATCCATGACGATAGTATTCCCCGCCGCCAGATAAGGCAGATAGGTTTCTAACAGGCCGATAACGTTTGTATCGCCGCCCGCACCTGTTAACGGTGTTACCGTTGCAGATCCGCCCGCAACTGTAAGAATTTCTGCGCCCGCTTCGCCGACGATAGCGGAACCGGAAGAAATAGTTCCACCCGTTGCAAGATACGGGATTTTCGAAATGTTAACGTGTCCGCCCTTGAAATTCGGAATCATATTCATAGCGTTAATGAATCCGTTCAAAAGTCCGATCAGTTCGTTCAACATAGCCTTAAACGTGAAGACAATTCCTTCGCCGAATCCTTTGAACAGACCCTTCGCGCCTTCCAATACACGCGCCCAATCGCCCGTAAAGATGCCACGATATACGTCGACCCAATTTTTCAATTCTTTTTGAAGCCCTTCAAGAATCCCGCTGATCGTTGCCTGGAAAGAATTCATAACTTCGCCCATGAAGCCGAATTTTTCCGACCAATCCGTCGCCAGATAGTTCAGCGCCCCGTTGACGACCTTGTCCGCGACTTCCTGTATCTTGTCGCCAAATAATCCGAAAGCCACTATCACGGCACCAACTACGCCCAAAACGCCAACGTCGCCAATTCCGCCCAGCGCCTTTGTCAGATTTCCGATAGCCGTTGTAGCCGAAGCCGCCACGGATGCGATCGGAGAGATCGCCGCCACGATAGCCGCGCATTTTGCGCCAAGCGCCAGCGTGTCCGGATCCATGTCGCGAAGTGCCTGTAAAACGCTTTCTATTGTTTCCTTTATTTCCGGCAGATAGGGAAGAAGCATTTCCGCTATTTCAGTGCCAATTTCTGCGAACGTTCCCGTTGCTTCGGCCTTCAGCTGATCGATAGCGTCGTTTAATTCGTTCGCCTTTTCTATGCTTTCTTCGGGAATGATAACGCCAAGATTTTCGGCTTCTTCGCCCAGAGATCGAAGCGCCGCCCCGCCGTCGTCAATAATTCCAGCCAATTCGTCGGCAGACTTCCCGAAAAGTTCCATAGCGACAACGTCGCGTTCGGTTTCGTTAGGGATCTGCGACAAGGCTTCTACCGTGTCATAAAAAATATCTGTAATGTCGCGGAAGTTTCCGTCCGCGTCCTTTGTTGCGATTCCAAGTTCTTCGAACGGTGCTTTTGTAGAAGTCAACTGTTTCTTCAACTTCTTCATAGCGCCCGTCATTGTATCAAGATCAACGTCGATCAGATCGGATGCATACTGAAATTTCTGTAATTCATCCGTCGAAATGCCTGTTTTCTTCGCAAGTGTCGACAGTTCGTCCGCTTCTTGTGCCGTTTTGACCGCAAGCGCACCCATTCCGGCAAGAAGTCCGCCCGCAAGTTTTGACAAGGTTTTCGTCTTTTGTGCGACGTTGTTAAACTTGCCCGCCAATTTCTCGGCAGACGCGGCGATTTTTTCCGTCGTGACGTTAAAGGACTTCGCCGCCTGTTCCGCTTCCTTCAATTCGCGTTCGGTCGCGGCAATTTCGCGCGTCAATGCGTCGTATTGTTCTTGACCTTCGCCCGTCTTTTGCAGTTCTTCGCCAACTTGTTTCTGCGCTTCCTTCAGCGCGTCAAGTTTCTTCGTGGTCTGTTCGACCTGGTTTCCAAGAAGCCGTTGTTTCTGTTCTAACAGTTCAACGTTGCCGGGATCTAACTTCAACAGGCGTTCAACGTCTTTTAACTGTTTCTGTGTGGACTTGATTTCGGTATTAACGCCTTTCAGCGCTTTCGATAGTCCGGAAGTGTCCGCCCCTAATTCGATTGTAATTCCGCGAATTTTGGTTGATGCCATTTATTGAACCTTCATTTCGCCACGGAAGAATGAAGCCATGCTTCCAGCGGGTGCTTTTTTGTCGTACTTTTCGTGATCGTTAGTGCGTTCTGTAATCATGTCATAGACCATGCCGACGGTGAATTCGTCCAATTCTGGGCCGTTCAAATTCAATTCAGCGCACCGAAGCATAAATATTGCGCCATTCGGTTCACGGTCTATCGGCATTATTTTTTTTTAGGCGTTGACGTTTGTTGCGTGTTTATCGACCAAAGTTCAAACAACTGCGGCAAAATCTCATAGATCGAAAACATATCGAACGTATCAAGCCAATCATCAGCTGAAGTCTGTTCCATGTCCGGATCTGCGTGTCTTGCCATGATATACGCCGCATCTTCGAAGATCTGAAGGTCTACAATATCCAGCGCTTCATCTTCGCCGCCTTTAATCTTGTTGAACTTCTTTTGAAGTCTGTTCATGTCCGCGATCATGTCGCGTCCAATAATCGCACGATAAAGCCGCGGTGTGCGTGCCGTTGCGCGGAATTTAACGTCTTTTCCGCCGACGCTAATGATTTTATCCATTTTCAATCCTTTTCTTGATATTTTCCACTAATTCGTTTTCCGCGTCGTCTGCGACGGGTAAAATATGCGGGAATGCCCGCGTCCTTCCGCCGCCGATAAGCGCGTGTCCTTTTTCCAACAAATGCGTCAAGCGATAGTGCTTTTTGTTATGTACCGTCGCTTTTATGTGATACCTTTTATCCGTTTTTGTCTGAAATATGCCCCAATCCTTGTTATATGCGTCCCATGAACCATATTCGCCGGATCCGGACGGATGCGCGACGCGAAGTTTCTTTACGGCTTCTTCAGCCGTATACATAACCCCAGCCGCGCACGCTTCATCCGTAACCCCTTCGAAATCCTTCAAAGATTGCGCTATTTCTTTTGCCAGGTCGTCGACCGTGACTTTCTTGTTCATATCTTTTCCCTACGGTGTAGACGGTGAGAAATAAACGTTGCTATGCCAGCCATTCAGAACGCCGGAACCCGTATTCGGGCCTGTCATAGCCATAACCTTTCCGTTCTTCAGCGGTGCCGCCGAAACGGTCAAAGTCTGCGTCGTCGGTGTCTTCGTGTCTTCGATCGTGTTCAGATCGCGACTAGGACGTGTTGCGGTGCAGTTGTAGAAAACATATTTCGTTCCGGTCTGGTCGCCTTCTTCTTCGAAAGTCATAGCGAAAGCCTTCGAAGTTGCGGAAGCATCTTCCGTGATAACGTCGTTTGTGTCTTTGGAATATCCGAAAATATCTTCGTAAACGTCGTCCGGAATAAGTGCAACGTTCAGATCGCCTTCGTAGCCATTGTTCGCGCTTGTCTGATAATAGACAATGTTATCAGCGTAAAACTTGTTGATGTCGCCCTGTGCCGCCAGCGAAAGGCTAACTGCGCCAGGTACGTCGATAACTGTTCCGTATGTCGGAACCGCGCTGATATACGAACTCATAGGGAAGAAGTGAACGTTTTTGATACCGAATTTCACCTTATCCATGATTAGTTCCCCTTTCAAATTGAGATTTCATACAGTATTTCGTAGCATTGTTCGTCTTCAAGCCAAGTTTCGGTCTTGTCCCACGGAATGAAGTTCGCGTCAAATACCGATTCAAGTTCCTGTTCCACGGAAGGACTTTTCTTTTCCGTGTAAAGTTCAACGTCGACGTTCTGGATCACTTTCCATACGTGATTGTCTGCGTCGAAGTTGTCCGTGTCCGTTGCTAGGTAACACACAAACGGCAGTTTTGGCGCTTTTCCAACAGGCCACGCGCGATACGTGACTTTGTTCTGGAAGGTCGAAATTTCGCTTATGATCGTCCGGATCCCCGATAACGTCATTGTTCTTCCCCCTTCCGTTTTGTGACGTACAGTTCGACGCGTCCGTCGTCCCGTAAAAATGTCCGGTAAACCGAATAGACTACGTCGTTATACGTCAGCAGTTCTTCGCCTTCATATTCCGTCGTCCAGATTAAGAAACGGTATTCGGGCTTCATGCCCTGTAATCCCGCCTGGTAGAATTCATTCATACCAACGGACGAAACATACGCGAAGACATTTCGCGGCGTGGTCGTTTCGACCCATTCGCCAAGCCCGTCTTGCGAATATTCTGTTGTTAACAAAGCGATTTTCGCGGCTTGATTCATAGAAGTTCCTACGTTGTAAACGTGGTATATGTTGCGTTCATGCCAAGTTGCGCCTTTTGTTCGTCGTACGACCGTTTGAAAGCGTCGGCTCTGTTCAAAGCGCCGTGTTCAAGTTCGAAGTGATACCCACAATATGAGCAAATAGCCCGAACGACAAGTGAATTTGTCGGTTCAGTAGTTACTACCGTCGAATTATCTACGCCAGCGATTCCCAGATCCAGGACGGCCCCGTCGATAAGGTCGTTCAGTTCGTCGTCAAAATCATCCGTCGAAACAAGAAGCGCGTTTTTCACTTTTTCAAGCATTGTTAAAACTTCCGGCATGATTATTTACCCCGTTTTGTTGTTGCCTTCTTTACAGGTGCCTTCTTCGCCGTTGTCGTGGCTTTTGGTGCTTTCACGGCTTTTTCTGCCACTTCAACGTCCGGCACGATTGCTTTTTCTGCGACCTTTTCTTCCTTCAGTTCTTCAGCTGAACCGACGGAAACAAGGAAAAAGCACTCGGCGGGCGTTACGTCTACAACGTCGCCCGCCTTATGCATGATCCTCGCGTCGCGTAAAAGTTTAACCTTCAAACGATCAAGAACCCTTCTTGATGTTGCAGAAGCGACCGCAAGCCGTGACTGCGTGTGCCGCATACTGTCTTCCTACGATCTTGACAAGATCTGCTTCGGCTTCGGACAGGTCGTCGTACTTAATAGCAATGCCGTCGCCTTCCGGATAGTTCACGGATTCACCATTCAGATCGCCAACGATAGCGTAAATTTCATTAGCGGATGCAGAATTGTAAGCCTTGAGGCTGTTGTTGAACAGAACAGGCAGACCCTCGAACGGATCCATAGCGAAACCAGCGGCAGCGGCAGCGGCCTTAAAGTTTGCGTATGTCAGTTTGTTCATAATAACAACCGGATCAGTTGCTTCGTCGGACAGATTAGCGAAAGCCGTAGCGATAGCCGTTACGGTCGGTGCGCTGGTGATCTGTGCAACACAAGCGGCGACAGATGTTGCGCTGGTCGGTGCGGTGATAATGTCGTTAACAACCAGGTCAGCCAACTTCTTGACGATCTGATATGTAACTTCCTCGTAGACGTAGCGAACGAGTGCTTCGCCGCCCATAGCAACTGCTTCGTCAGAAATGCGGATCCACTTCTTGATAGAAGCCGGAACCATTGTTACGATACCAAGTTTCAGCGTTTCTTCGGACGGTGCGTCTGCGCCTTCGGTATGAACGCCAGCCGCCGTTGCAACTCTCTCAAAAGCGACCTTCAGATTGCCGCGAATCTCCGTTCTGCGAACACGCGCCAGAATGTCGTTGTTCTCCCATGCGGTGCGAACGATCTCGTCAACAAGTGCGGGAACCGGAACGGAACCGCCCGTTGCGTTTTCAGATAACAGGCTTCTAACCTCTGTTGCGTCTTCCGATACCAGGTAACGCGCGAAAGCGTCGACGTATTCCTTGGAAGCGCGGATTTCTTCGTTTGTCTTCATCTCTCTTTTCTCCTCTACAATTTTTTCTTCGACTACTACTTCGCCGACGGATCCGTTAGCGATTGCGGATCTGATCTCGGCCTTCTGTGCTTCTTCAGCCTTGCGCGCTTCGATCTCTGCGTTTAAGGAACGCATTTCGGATTCAAGCGCGTCAAGATCTGCGCCTTCGTTGTCAAGTTCACCAACGATAGCGTTCTTTCTTTCGTTGATCTCTTCGATCGTCATGTCTTTTAACTCCATGATTTAAACCCCTTTCAAAATGCGGATTTTCTGTTTATGTGCTTCGATCTTTTCCTGTTCCGCTTTTGCGCTTTCCAGCGATACCCGCGCGCTATCCAGCGCGTCAGATAAACCACGGGCAGAAATAGACGTTGCTTCGTACGCGGGCCACGTCACGGCCGAAACCTCAAACACACGCCCAAGGCTTTCAACGTGGCGTTTCGGATGATCGCCGTCGATTCCTTCCCAGGAATCCGCATCAACCGTAAACATAAACGACATTCCGTCCAGATCGCCGCGTTCAACTGCGGAATACAACGCTTTCGCTTCGGCATTGTTCTCTACGTCCAGATCGACGCGAATGTTCATTCCGTCGTCCGTGACTTCAAGTTGCATAGTCGAATTTTCGTTGTTGTTCCGCGATCTTGCCAGCGGGATCATGTCCGTATTGTGATTTACTAAAAACCGTACGTCGCGAAGATCTGTTCCGTCCAAAGCGCCGCGTTCGATAACTTCGTCATAGAACCCAAGGTCTGTGATCTGATCGAATACGATCGGCGTTCCGGATAAGAAATGTCCGTGATCTTCGTTCTGTTCGGCGCGTACTTCAAAATTAAATGCCCGAATCTCTTTATTCTTCACTATCTGTACCCCCTTCGTCGTTGATCTTGTCCGTGGCGTTGTAATATTCGCCCCGAATAATGTATTCCTGTCCTTCGCCATTCGGTAACGGCGGAAGATTCCATATTTCGCGTACTTCGTCACGGTTCAAGATACCGCGATCCGCCAACTGCGCCGATACTTCCAATTTTTCCTTGTTCGACATATACTGAAGCCGATTCGCGGAAGCCATAACGTAATTTCCTTGCGATTGTTCCCGCAAAGTGAACAACATTTTTGTCGTTACTTCCGAAAACTGAATCGCGAACGGTTCACATATTCCTTCATAAGCGGCAACCCACTTGTCGCCGTATACTGCGGATTGCAGAAGATCTTCGTTCACGTTGAAATAATCAAAGACGTTCGCCTTGATGATCTTTTCTTCTTCAGAATCAACAACCCACGGATCCGCCTTGATCTGATTGATATTCGTATAAGTATTCGGGAACAGTAACAAGCCGCCGCCTTCTGCTTCCTTGCTGAAGTTCTCTTCAGTAAAGCGCTTCCGTTCAAGTGCCAACTGATCGCTCTTTGTGAAGTTGTTAACCTGGGCATAGAAGCGATATGTCGCCGCCGACTTAACGCCTTCCTGTATGCCTTGATTCTGAATATGAATCAGATCAATCGTCGGATATAGCGCCGAATTCGTTTCGCCGAAGAAGTCCGACTTGTATTGATGCTTCGTCATTATCCCGCAATAGTCCAATTCGATCGCGGCGCGCTTTCCGTCCTGGAATTCATACCGAAGATACGGAACGTCGTTGTATTGAACGATTTCGCAACGTTGCGGAAGCGGTGTTATGATTCCAGACGGTTCGCCGTAAATGTCGTACACCGGACAGATAAACGCCGTGTTGTGTACGTCCAGGATCGTCGACAAGCGATACAGGAATTGATACCACGTCTGATACTGATTCGGCGCGTGTTTCAGTTTGTTCTGAAGCGCCGGACGTGCGGATCCGCCAAGTTCGACCTTCAATTTCGCCGTATGCGTCGCGCGGACGTTGATCGCCGCACGAATTAACTGTTGTTCATAAATCGAACCGTTGTACGTCGTGAAATGTGGCGTATAGCCGTTCAGCATTTTGAAGGCGCCCTGGTATTGCTTTTCCGGTTCCTTCGGTCTGTTTTTGAATATTGCGTCAAAAAGTCCCATATTTACCCCTTATTCGACAACTGTTCCCCAATTTCGCCGTACCACTTTTGACGGACACAAAAAGCATCAGCCAAAGCCGCGGTACCGTCGATATGTGCGTTCGGATTTATCTTCACAAGGCGACCCCTTCCACGTTCGACGTTCATTTTCAACGCCGCGTTCAAAAGATGCGCTTTCAATAGATCGTTGTCGCCACAATGGACGCGCCCGTCCTTCATCAGCCCTTCCATTTCCCGCAATACGCCGTAAAGATTCTCGCCCTGGAATACGTCGTCACATTGGAAGCCGTACCCTTCAAGATCCTGTATCAAGTATTGTGCGGAATATCTATCGTAGCCGACCTTCAGCGGAAGTATTTCGTATTGTTCAACTAAAGACGTAAGCCATTCGTAGCAATCGTGATAGTCGACAAAGTTTTCGCCGGAAGTCGCCAAAAGTCCCCTTTGAATGAAAAATTCATACGGAATCCCGTCGCGGGCCGTTGCGTCCGCTATCTTTTCCGACGGAAGCCAGAACTTCGCAAAGACATATAGTTCGCCGTCCTTCTCGATAACGCACGTCGCCGCCGTTAAGTCCGTCGTCTGGGACAGGTCGACACCGCATACGCAATAAGACGATCTGAAGTCTTCCAGTTTCAGCTGAAGCCCAAAACACTTGTTGACCGTCGAAGTGTCAAGCCATGCCAAGGAAGAATTCTGTTTGATGTTGCAATACTTCGTAAGGAATTCCGCTTTTTTGGAAAGTGATCCCTTCGCGATTGCTATTTCTTCCAGCATGAAGTCGACAGAAACGGAAACGCCAAGATTCGGATTCGATTTCCGAAGTTCGTTTATGTCGTCCCACTTATTCAGATCGTCGATCATGTATAAAAAAGGCAATAGCCGCTTTTCTTCGCTATCACCCTTTAGAAACCTTGTTGATCTCTTTAATAATTCATCAAAGATCGAATCGTTTATATATCCGGCAGTAGAACAGGATAGAAGAAGACTTTCAGTTCTTGCCCCTGTACCGGACTTCATTACTTCGTATTGCTTTAGACCCGAATCGCCTTCCCATGCCGCCACTTCGTCGCATACCGTCATGGACGGATTAAAACCGTCCGACTTTTTGGCGGAAAAAGCGATCTTCTTCACGGTCGAATTCGTCGCCGTAATGTAAAGGTCGCCGATCCGGTGCTTCGGCATTTCGGAATCGTCGTGGATCTTCTTGTTGTGTTCGTCTTTTTCAGAACATAGTTCCTTCAATGCCTGGTAGTCCGGATCCAATAACGTCATTTGCCAAACATTGTTATAAATAATGTCTGTCTGATCTAACTTCGGCGCTACTATGTAGACTTTCGTTCCGAATCCACCGTCAACGATCCACATATACCGGATGATCGCCGCCGCAAGAAGGGACTTCCCGTTTTTCCTTGCAACGATCAGAACGACTTCGCGGAATTGTCTTTTCCCGTCAGAATCCAAGATCCCGAAGATCGCGGACACAAAAGCCTTTTCCCACAGTTCCAACTTGAAGGGACCTGGTGCAAGTTCGCCTTCCGTATGGAAAGTGTGTGCTTCGATCCACTCGATCGCGTCGTTTGCCTTCTTTTGGTCGAACGTGAAGGTCTTTTTCTCGATACCTTGTATGAGATATTCCAACAAAGCGTCGATCCAGCCGCCAACCGTCACGGATCCGTCTTTAACTTTTTGATAATAAGAATAAATCCAATTATCGGTCTGTTTCTTCGTCATTTTCGCGCTATTTCGGCGTATCTCTCGCGAAATTCGGAAATCGAG